GCAAGAATTATCGCCACAGCCAGAACCTGTTGATCCATATCTTGCTGCTTTAAAGTTTTTTACTGAAATGGGCGTACAGGCATCACAGCCCGGTGCAACTGTTCTGGGATCTGCTGTATCGGCTGGTAGAGCGCCTTTAGAATACTTGGAGGCAAAGGCTAGGGAAAAGGATAAAGCCAAGCAGACAATGCTCTCAACGGCCACAACGCTGGCGTCTAGTTTGAAACCACCTAAAACTACTGGCAAAGTAACCTATCGCCCAGCTACAGCAGACGAGTTAAAACAATATGGTGCGACTGCTGGTCAGATGGGCAGTGATGGTAAATTTTATGATTTGAGTAAAACTACTGGTTCAACAAACAATGATCTAAAACCATTTGGCCTTATAGACATTACAAAGTTAGCAGATATACAAAGAGTAATTCCTAATGCTTCATTAGATGCTGATGGTAATATTCTTTTAACTGATGCTGAATCAAGGATGGCTGGTGTTCGCCCATATATTGGACAAAAAATTGTACCCGATAAAAGCAGCGAAACCGTAAGAGAGCCTAAATTCTCTGATGATGGTACAGGCACGTTAAGATATACGGCAAATCCACCAGAAGGAAAAAATATTGGTGATATAGTTTTTGAAGATGTAGACATTACAGGATTTACTGAAAATGAATTGCGACTTGCTAATTCCCTGCGAGATGATCTTACAAAACAAATAGAACCTTTCAGAGATATAAAATCAGCGTTTACTCAAATAGATGGGTTTTATGAAGAAGCTCAATCAGAAAACAGTCCAGTATCTGATTACTCACTTGCTGTTCAATATGCAAAAGTTATTGATCCCGGTACTGCCGCCAGAGAGGGCGAAGTTGCAGCGATTGCCACTGCTGGTGCTATGTCATCAGCATTTAAAGCTGCGTTGACTAACGCCCTTATGGGAACTGGTAAATTAAGTCCAAGAATGAGGGCATCTATTTATAACAACGCATTAAGAATTTATGGCACTAAACTACCAAGTGCTTTAGCAACTATTGAAAGATACAAAACACAATCAAATGCTCAAAAAGATGGTTTGTTTAAACTTGTTGGTTTGAACGTAGATGCAGAATCATACAAGCCAGTAGGAGAGGGTGGGTATCAACCGAAAGACATTGATAGCCTTGCGGAAACTCCTGAAGATAATTCAACATATAACTTTCCACCAGACTTTAATTTTAACTCTTTAGATAGAAATGCTCTTTTAGGTCTACTTAGACTGCCAGCGGGTTCATTAGATGATAGAACTTTAGAGAAAATAGATGAAGCGTTGAGTAATTGAGGGTAAAATAAATGGCTGATAAACAAGAAAAATTAGATGAGCTAAGAGCAAAATATGACATAAAAATGTCTAAGGCTCAAAAAGCTAGACTTATTGGCCAAGGCGCTCTTTTAGGTTTTGGTGATGAAATAGAGGCATTAGTTAGGTCACTTTCTCCAAATGTAACATATGGGGAAGCAGTTGATGAAATTAGAAGTAATATATCTGAAGCAAAAGATGCATTTCCTATAGAATCTGCTGCTTATGAAATTGGAGGTGCATTTATACCGGGTCTTGCTGCTGCGCCATTTACAGGTGGTGGAAGTCTTATTCCAACAATGGGTCGTGCTGCTGCTATTGGTGCTGCTGAAGGAGCCATTTACGGCATTGGAACTGGAACAGATGCAGAAAGCAGACTTACAGAAGGGGCTAAAGGAGCAGTTACAGGAGCAATTGTTAATCCTGCTGTTCAAAAAGGATTCCAAGTTGTAACAGGTGGAGCTAAAGGATTATCAACTTATTTAAGAAATAAATTTGGGGACAAACTGGCAAAACCTGTTGAAGATGAGGTAATGCGTATAGTTGAAGATTCTGGTCTTTCTGTAGATGAAATATTATCCAGAATTGCTAGTGGTGAAATATTCCCAGATATGTCTGGAACTGTTTTAGCTGAACTTCGTGGTTATGCAGCGCAAGGCGGCAAAGGCAGAACAGTTATTGAAGAAACCGTAAGAGATCGCAGTGGAAAACTCAGAGATGAAGCGGTTTCAGAATTACAGGCAGGATTATCTCCAGATGTTCCTGTGGGTAATATTACAATGGCGTTTAATAATACCTTTGACAAATTAAAAAAACTTGAGAGCCAAGCATATAAAGATTTATTTTCAGACCCAAAAAACAATCCCACAATTAGCCCAAATAATCTTTTAACTGGTCCAAATACAAGTCCATCTGTAATTGAAAAAGCTCAAGTCGCCCAACAGCTTTCTTCTGTATCTGAAGAATTGCTTCAAGATTTTCCATTTCTTCGCACAAAAGTTAACGCTATTTTTAAAGCAAAAAAAATGCCTTTGCCGTTTGAGATAAATGATGGAGTTTTGTCTTTAACAAGACCACTTGATTTGGAAACTGTTGAAGTTATGCGCCGTGCATTGGCTGAAAATGTAAATAAAGGATTTAAAGGTGGTGACGCAACTTTAGCTGCTGCTAGAGATAGTCGTGAAAAAGAATTACGTTCTTTGCTTGATGCGTTTTCTGATCCTTTGAAAAAAACAAGAGAAAATTGGTCACAAATAATGACAACCAAAGAGACTTTTGACCAAGGAAAAAAAGCTCTATCGATGAAGCCAGAAGAGCTTGAGGAAATGGTTGCTCAAATAGACCCCCAATACTTAGAGGCATTGAGAGCAGGGTTTGCAACTTCAATAAAATACAAAGCAGGCGCAGGAGCGAGGCAAACTTTAATTGGCAAGCTGGCTGATCTTCGATCTAACGAAAGAATGGTATTAGAGGCCCTTTACCCAAATGAAGGTTTTGAACAAATTGCTGACAAAATATTAAAATCTCGTCAGGCATTTACAACAGAATCAGGGGCTATTTCTGGAAGTCAAACAGCATTTACACAACAAGCTGTTAAGCGTCAGGGCAATGCTGGTAACTTAGCAGATATGGCAGATATTGTTGGAAGCACAATGACAGGCAATGTGACAGCAGCCACTTTATCAGCAGGCAGAGTTATTAAAAGAAGTTTGGGTAAACAGGCAGAAGCCTTAACTGAAGACCAAATAGAAAGAATAGCCAGAATTTTGGTAACGGAAGATCCATCTGTGTTTGAAGCAGCAATCAACAATGTTGAAGGTCGAGAAAAACTTGTTGCTCGCATTTTAAAATTAACCAGAATGGTTGCAGGCGGCACAGGTAGTTTAGCAATTGTAGCAAGTGATGAAGCAGTTGGAGATACTGTTGCAAACATGATTTCATCAGCGACAGCAGATGAATCACCAGCATTACAAAGTTTAGTTCAATCTACTTCGCCAAACGTGGCGCAAAGAATACAACAGTCAGCAAGATAATTAAGACTGCTCCTCCCTTTCGTAGTATTTAACAGATCCATACTTTGGACCATAGGCTTGACCGTAAATCATGGTCTTTAATTCTTCGAGGCTGTCGGCCTCTGCCGACAACCGCTCGTTTGTGCCTGACTGCACATAATATGCTACATATTTTTTCATTAGTAATCCTCGATAAAAAAGGGGGAAATTAAGGGGGAAATTAGGGGGAAATAATTCCCCCCCCATCCCCAATTTTTTACGCTGCTTTTTTTTATTTATTTTCGTATTCTTGAATGGCCTTAAGACTTTCCAAAACCTCCGACCATGAATAGTGTGCGGAATATTCATTGACGCCCAGATCGACATAATCTTTATCAGTGCCATCGATCCAGTAAGTGTATTGACGTCCACCATCAATGTAAGTGTCATATTCAGCCGTGATCTCCAGACCAAGTTTAGCAGCTAGGCGTTTTGCTTTGCCACGATCACTGTCTGCACCACACGCCACACGCTTTGGCTTGTTGGCCACATTAGGTTTGGTAATAGCTCCCATGCTGTGAAGCTCATAAACTTCAGCAACACGCGCCCTGCGCTTGACACGCTTGTCACGAATAGATGTTGGTGATCCAAGAATACCACAGACAATGCGGCGACCTTGTACCAGTTGCCAGTGCCAGCCAGCCACAATCAAAAATACACGATTGGCTGTGCGCTCTTTTACTGTTGCTTTGAGCCAAGCTGCCAGTGTCGGGCCTTTGCTTCGGCCAAGGTTCAAGCCAAAAGTTGTGCGTGTGCTTTCGATACCACAAAGCTCAAGAGATCTTTTGACCTCCCATGTGGATGAGCCTTTGACTGCCTTCTTACCACCAACGTGACGTATTAGGCGAGCGGACTCGCCTGTAGTCATGCCAGTGATGGCGCTGATGACGGATGGACCACAGTAGCGATTTTTGTCAGCTTTTGTTTTGCCGTGATTGACTGGTTTGATGTTTAAGTTTTTCATAGTTATTAACCAAACCTCCATGTCTTAATTTCTTCAAGCCATGTCATCGATTCATTATAAACAACAAGCTGCATTTCGTTAGCCAAAAAAGAAAATGGCATATTGTGTTCTATTAATTTGGTGCGGTGCATTCCAACATTGCGAACGCGCTGACGAAATGCTGTTTGTGCTTCTTCTTCGGTTTTGTATGTGCGAACAGCAAAGCAATTTTGCTTGCCTTCTTTAGTGTTAAAAGATCTGATTTCGTATGTATTTGACATTGTAGTTTCCTTTCTTTCTCTCTCTCTACATTATATATATATGCATTCTGTCATAGATTACAATAGGTCAAAGAAAAAAAGTGGACTTTATGTCCACTCTCTTTGAATTTTTAATCCTTTCACAAGCATTTCTTCAGCATCTTTTTTGTTGCCGCGCTTAAGGGTATCAAGCGCCCATGCGACCCAAGATGCTGCGTGGGGCGACAGCAGCTCAGACTTTGGCTCTGGCTCTGGGCGAGGCTCTGAGGCGCTTTGCTGAATGCCTCCGACTTTGTTTTCGTTGAGCCAGTTTAGCAGATCCTGCTTTGAGGTTGGTACTTCGACCTCGACCCACTCTCTTGGTGAATTGCGGCGAGCGTCTGCTTGTGTGCCAAACCATTCGCCTTTGTTGTTCATGTACAATCTCATATCAATTATCCTCCCACTCTATATGACATCATGTCTTGATATTTGGCGCGAGCGTCCAACCAGTTGAGGCAATCACGCTTTGTAGTAAATGTGTTTTCCCACTCGCCATCTGCATCAAAGATTCTCCAGTCGTACTCTGGGTAATCTTGCAGCTTTTCAATTTTATAGCCGCGATACTCGTAATGGCCGTTTTCGATTTTTTTAACTGTGTGTGTCATTTGATTTCCTCTCTCTCTATATTATATATATGGTGACACTTGTCATAGATTACAAGGGGTCGAAGCCCCTTTTTTTTAAAAATTATAATCGTGAAATTTGTAAGGCGTCTTCGACAAAATGTGGCGACCATTGGCTGAATAAAAGTGGCCATTTTTGCGAAGGCGAGCGCGGATCACGGGGTACTCAGGGTTTGATTTGTAAACCCACTTCTGAGCGCCTTGGTTTGTGCAGTGACCAGCAAAGCCACCAGCAATGATCTCAGGCTTCCAATTTTTGTTCAGCTCCGCATCCATCACGCGGATCTCAATTGTCTTTGGGGATACAACGCGCACGATCTCATATGGGTGTACATCAGACCATCCGCTATGATTCGCGTGAGTGTATTCGATAGCTTCAACGCCATATTCATATTTGTTGTTATACTCACCACAGCGGCTCACAGGCAGCTCTTCGATGAAATTTTCAGCAGCTTCTTGGCTGTCGAAAGTTGTGGTGATTGTTGAGCTTGCATGTAAGTAACCATTATAGCTACTGATTTTTTCAAAGTACGCTTTATCAGCAGTGTAGCTGTGTGATCCATCGCGTGTACTAACTGTGTCGATTACGGTGATTACGTATTTGGTTAACATGTAGTTTCCTTTCTCTCTCTCTACACTATACATATATGACATCTGTCACAGATTACAAGGGGGTCAATGCATTTTTTTTAAAATTATTTTATGCTCTATAACCGTTTTTTCGCAGTTGTTCGATATAATCTGCCAGTTCCATATCAGCAGCAAAAATCTCGTGATCAATAGTAGAAGGCTTCTCCCTTCTATTCTTAATGTCTTTGAGATTGTTGAGTTGCTGCTTCAGCCACCTAACGTGAGCCGACTGAAACATACTCAAATCTTTTAAATTATCCCTCATTTTTTGGCCTCAACTTGGGTCTAATTGCTTCATGCGAAACAAGCTCAGTGGTATGGCATTTAATTATTATATTATTACCATACAGATCATAAAGTTGTTCATACAAAGGATCTATAACTCCATCATCAGTAACTGACCAATGATATTTCCAATTCATTTTCTTTCCTCAAATTAGTAACGGTTGCAACGATGGAATATAATCCACATTATAATTCTCATTGTCAGTTTTGGGATAACCCAAAATTTTGTAGTTTAGTTTTTTCCTTCTCAGCTTGCGCTCTGCCTTGCTGCCAGTGAAGTAGATATATCGATGCTTGCGTGGTCGCTCAACATACTCCTTAACCTCGCCTTCTTTTTTGGTTCTCCATTCTGTCCGACTGTGCAAACCAGTATTTGTTTTTAAATCTGTACGTTTTTCAGATAGGCCAGTGTAGATGAAGTTGGTCGCTTGATAGACATACCCACAGTGGCCATTGGTTTTGTCAGCGTAGGAAACAATGATGCTAGGCTTGGGCAGCATCTTCAATGCGCGTGATACAAAGAACGAAGCTAGGTTATTTTTGTTATTTACCAAAAACAGCCTGTTTAGTTCCAAGACTTCATCTTTGAACTCTTTTCCACAAACACCCTCGCATAAGTTTAAGCTAGGTGGTGATCCAAAGGTGCAAGCCCCAACCAGATCATTACCATTGTACAGTCCAAAAGCATAAGTGATGCTGGGCAGTCTCTTCAGATAATGAGAATGTTCGATCAGATCGAAGCAAAATTGTTTTTGAATTTTAATTACTTTGAAGTTTTCCAATTCATTCATTCCTCCCCCAGTTATCCTTGGCTTCCATAATCTGACGTGACGCATCTGTAGCGCCCTTGCCAACAATTACCTTAAAGCCTTCATTTTCGAGATATTCTTTAATCTTTTTCTGATCGGGGGAAAGTCGCCCATTTTTACTGCGTTTCATTTCAATCCAAACATCCCAAGCTGGAATAAACAAATCTGGAATCCCAGCCACAACGCCTTCAGCCTTCAACTTCCTTCCAGCACCCACTGATCGCTTGCCGCCATTTGGAATGGCAAAAATTAAGACATTAGGAAACATTGAGCGAAACCAGTTTACAAAGCCAACTTGCTCCGAATGCTCAGAGTGTAACGTCTGAGATATCGAAACCAAAGTCTTCCTTCTCCTCACGATCTATCTCCTCATAGTCAAATTGAACAATTCTTTTGTATTTTCCGTCAGGTTTAATTTTAATTCTACTTGGCTTTTTCCAATACTGACACTCAGAAAGAGCCTCTCTTACTGTATCGGCTGTTGCTCCAAGATATCTTTTTCGCTGCTGATATTTCATTGCAGCGTAACCGCCATGATCTGGACAGATCCACTCAGAAACTTCTTTAAAAAATCCATAGCTATACGTTGCACGAATACTGTCTGGTTTTCCTTCTTTTTGCCAACGCTGATATTTTACATCATCAACTTCAACCCATTCATCCCTAACTTGAGTTGAAATCATTGCGCCCTCATAACTTTTGCTGGCATGGTTCAGCGTGGGTGGTGGAAACTCATGGCCACAAGCTGGACACATTAAAACAGCAGCAGGAACATATAACTGACATTGAGGGCATCCCTTGACTGGTGCTTCGCCTTTAGAATCACCGCGATCATCCCTCTCAGGATTAACCTTATCAATAAAACCATGCCGCTCGACATTCTGGCCATAATCCAAAACAAGACAATCTTCTTTTCCTTCAAAAATTCTAGTTCCACGCCCAATAATCTGGACATATAAACCTGTCGATGCTGTTGCTCGAACCAGCCCAATCAAATCAACATTCGGGGCATCGAAACCAGTGGTTAAAACATTCACGTTTACCAAACATCGAAGACTACCGTTCTTAAATCTTTCGATCTTTATTTCTCTTTGTCTTTGATAATCCTCACCAGTCAAAACTTCGCAGTCAATAAAGCGATCAACAAATTCAGACTTCAACATGTTTGCGTGATTTATGCCACTAGCAAAAATCAACCAGCTTTTACGATCAGCGCCTAAGTCAACAATTTCTTCAACTGTATCATGTACCAAACGAGGATCAGATGCAGCAACAGCCAAATCACTTTCAATAAATTCACCACCTCGCTTCTTCACATTGGTCAGGTCGATCTGTTTCATGCCGCCTTTACTGATAACTGGAGCTAGATAACCCTGATCCATAAGCATAGTGACAGGAATATCGTAAGCAATGCCATCAAAAATTGCGCCTTCGCCTTTGTGCAAATATCCTGAACTCAAGCGGTATGGCGTAGCCGTCAGTCCAACAATCTTCACGTCTGGATTGCACTGCTTCAGGTCATCGATAAACCGACCATAGCGTGTGGTCGTTTTAGGTGGCAGCATGTGCGCCTCATCGATGATCACCAAGTCTGGAGCTGGAACCATGTTAAACGCTTGCTTATAGATGCTCTGAATGCCGCCAAAAGTAATTGGCTGAGTTAAATCCTTTTGTTTCAAAGATGCACTGTAGAAGCCAAATTCAGCATCTGGGTATAACTTTTTTAGTCCATCAGCGCCTTGCTGCAAAAGCTCTTTGACATGCGTTAAAATCAAAACTCTTGTGCCAGCAAATGACATGGCGTCCTTCACGATCTGAGCAATGATCGCTGTCTTTCCAGATCCAGTTGGCGCAACAATCAAAGGGTTTTCACCTTTTTTATTTGACCAATAATCATACAGGCCATTGATCGCGTCTTTCTGATAATCACGAAGCTCAAAAGTCATTTCGTATCCTATCTAAAAAATCATTGGCATCTTTTTGGGCTGATAAAATTTCTTCTTTGGCAATAAAAAAAGTATCAGGAGAAACTTCATTAGAAATATTATCCGAAATTCTTTTCTGAATTTTAGGCCAATTTGACTGCAATCCATAAAGGCTGATCAACCAACTCATAATGCAGCACATTTCTTCAAACTCAATGTCCTCTGGCAATGCAAAATCTATTGCGCCCAAAATTTCTAACATTTCTTCTGGAGTTTTCATTTCATCCTACCTTCAAACAACTCGCGGCTGTTTTCACAATTTCTAAAAACCTCACCAGTATCCTGATTCTCATATTCCACCCAGTCATCACCAGCGTCAGTCATTTCAAAATCCTTTGGCATCATTTGTGGAATGAATAGATGATTGTCGCAACAATCACCTTCCTTGTTTAGCACACAACTCCAAGTACCATCTTGTTCTGGTGTTGAATGACAACATGTTCGACAGTTTACTTCTGGAATCTTACAGCCATGACAAATCGCCCAATATGGACAAAACTTGCAGCGCCAATCGCTGGGATCTTCTGCAATTCGGGTGGGTGGCGTTTTTGCAAAGACAACTTCATGTGCCTTGTCCAGCAGCTTTTGAGCTTCTTTCCTGTTCAGCTTAATGCGCTCACCATACATTTCATCTGTATTTTTATTCACAGCAAAAAAATAACAGCGATCAATTTTAGATAGCATCATGCCAACCTGACATTGCGCCCAGTAGATCGGCTTTGTTTTCTCAAGACCCAGATTACTAAGCGCCTTGAAGTTTCTATCGTTCATTGTTTTAAACTCAAGAGTATGAGGCTTACTGCTTTCTTTAAAACCCTCACCAACGCCGTCCAGCGACAAGGCAAAGTGACCGCCACAAGCCTCAAAGCTAACTTGCTTACCAGTATCAGGATCTCGCTCCCAGACTGTCACGCCCACTGCTCGAAGGTTCGACACAATGCGATCCTCTTCACGATCACCAGTTTCAAACAATCGTAAAAGACGCCCTTCAAACTTAGGCGACCATGCGTGTCGAAATTGATACCACAAAGCTCGCCTGCACTCGTTGCCAATCTGACTACCGCCAAGATGACGCCTATGCTCGTTCTTACGTTTTTCTTCGTAATGTCGATAGATCGCCTGAATGGTTTCAGGAACTATATGTGCCTCAAGATTCATTTTTCTTTTTGTCTTTATGCTCGAAGTATTTCTTCAAACTAATTTTCTGAATTGTCATTTTCTTCATTTTCTTCTCCTTCTTTTCATGTAATGGGGCGACACGCGCCCCATCCCAAAAAAAGATATTATCGCTTCCAAGGTGGAGTAGATGATCCGTTTGAAGCTGCGAGCTTCGGTGCTGGCGCTGGTGCGGCACTTGCCTCACAAGGCTCATAGCCTTTGATATCATTAGAAGCATCATAGCCGTTCTCTGGTGGACGCACGACCACCTTAATCATCATAGGCTTGTCTCGAAGCTCCGCGCTGTCCTGTGGATTTTTTACACCCACCGCATTACAAACACTGGCCAATGTGCGCTGTGCAATCTGAACAGCCGTTTGATTCGGATTTTTTAAATTCAATCGATCAAAAACTTTACGTCCTTGAAATTCGCCTTCGATAATATCAATGGTCAAAAGCAAAAATGAACCAGTCATAGACTTGGTCTGACGTTCTTCAGTGTCTGATATTACAGCCTTATACCACCCATCTGGGAGTGGATCAAACGAGCGCATAGGCTCCACATTTTGTGTATCAAAAGATCTAAGATCCATAATTGATGTCCTTCTATATTAAATATTGTTGAAAGGGATTACCGCCATCAAACGTAAATGGCAGTGGTTGATCGATATTAAATCGATTTTTGGTGACGCTAGATGCCTGTGGAAAGCAAAGTATTTCGCGCTCACCAGTTGAAATGGCGCGTTTCTTTTCGCCATCGCCTCTCGTAAATGTCTTTAGTCTGATTAACCCAACCAGATCGACATTGTCAGTATAATGTGGAATGCTCTTTTTATGCATCCGCACCGTATATCGTGCAAACGGATCTAAGTCTGGAAGATCCAAAGTTTCAGTATCTGCGTGGCCAATAAACACAACGTTCATTCCATTGTCATAAGCCAAGGCTCCAGCCCATTCGCGGATCTGTCGATGCTTTTCAGAAGCAGCACCATAACCAGCGCCATACCCACCACCAGCTTGGCTAATCGATTTGGCTTTCGGATCTGCTGCCACAATTTCGCTTTCAATCATAGTGGCTAGTTGAGTTATGGAATCTATCACAACTGTTTTATAATTATGCTTCTCTGTTGCCAGAGCCTCAATTGCTCCAAGAACATCTTCGCTAGATGTCGCCAGTGGAAACAGACTGACATCTTCATTTCCCTGTAAACTCGCTGTGCCATCTTCAGTTCGAATAAACACAGGCTTTGGAAACATGGCAGCAAGGGTAGTTTTACCCATGCCACCCTCGCCAAACAGAGTAGCAATTATTGGTCGCTGACCTGTCGGCTTAGATAGTGATTTTAAATTTATGGCCATTACAGCACCTCTACTTTCACGCCGACTTTGCCAGCTTTTGTTTCAAACGCCTTTGCGATCTTGCGCCACATTACAGGCTCTTTTTCTGCCAGATACCGACAGCCAACAGCATCAGCAGAAATGCTGTGCTTCACTGGGTGCATATGATCTGGTATTTTGTTTTTGACTTTATCCCAAACATGCACGTCAACTTTACGACTGACAGGCTGTGTCAGTGTAACTTTATGCTCTTCTAATTTGTGGGATATTGTGCCTTCATCTTTGGCCTCAAGAGCCTCTGTGATCTGGCACTCAATCGCATGGCGCTGTGCGATTATTTCTTTTTCTTGCGCCTTAATTTGTAGCCATTCGGCGGCTAAACCATCAATGTTGCTCATGGCAACTCCTTTCTCTTTTTCACTCTCTATAAAAATCTATTTACAGAATTTATTTTACCCTGTAAAGATCTTTTTACAAATAATGCAAAAAGGAGCAAAAAATGGGTGAACTCATACCAATCGATGACATTCGAAATGCCTTACAAGACAGGCGTTTAACAGTGGTCGCGGAACGCTGTGGACTATCTCATCCTACAGTCAAGGCAGTCGCTGATGGTAACGAAGAAATCAGTGTGAAGACGTGGAAAAAACTCAGTGATTACTTGAGTGATTCGCAATGAAGATAGAAGATTATTGTTCACAACTTGGCTGGTATCTGGTCACCATACCAGCAGGATCAAAAGGGCCGACAAGATTTGGATGGCAGCAACCAGAAAAGGCATTGTCAGATCCAGAGGCAGCGCGTGATTATTACGAGAAAAATCCAACGCACAATGTTGGGTTGTTACATGGCGCATCAGGCACATGCGCTGTGGATATAGATAATGTCGAAAACACAAAGCTAATCTTCGAGGAATTAGGCATAGATTTTTCCGAAGTAATGAACTCAGCGCCACAAATTATTGGCCGCGAAAATCGAGGCAAGCTCATCTTTAAGGCTCCAGACGATCTGACTATGCATAAAATATCATGGCCAAGCAAAGATGATCCACGCAAAACAGAAACAGTATTCGAGCTTCGGGCTGGGCCTGTGCAAGATGTTCTGCCACCATCGATTCATCCAGACACTGGTCTTCCTTATAGGTGGTCTGGAATGCCCATCTGGGATGGATTACCAGACCTACCGCCACAACTTCTTAATCTTTGGCGTAACTGGGATAAACTCAGAACGCAGCTACAAGATATGTGTCCTTGGAAAAAAAAGGCAGAGTTTCAGCCCACCAGAAAGCCCAGACCAAAAGGGGAAAGCACGTCAGTAATCGATGCCTATAATGAGGCGCACGACATGCACACACTATTAGTGCAGTACGGATACAAACCAACATCGCGTGGCAGATATCTATCGCCAAACTCTTCATCTGGATTGGCAGGGGTCAAGCTCTTTGATAATGGTCGAGCCTACAGCCACCATGCATCAGATCCGTTTGAT